ATTGCAGAAATATCTGCGCCACCAGAAATGTTATTATAAATTCCGTATGTTTTTTGTGTAGCAGGAAATTGAACTGTATGAGTTGTAGAAACTGTTCCACTAAATATTAATTGACTATTTCTAGCTTGGTTGTTTGCTTGAGTTTGAGGACCATCTCCGTTTGTTAGAGTGGTTGACGTTCCAGTTGTAATTGCTGGTACAGCATAAACACCAGCGATAGCAAATTCAAAAACCTGAGAAAAATTGTTATTAGTGATTGTACCCCAAGTACCAGAATTAGCACCTGTAACTTGCAGTTCTGTTCTTAGACCAGTTGAATATGTTGACATTTAATCTCCTAATAAAGTTTTATTGAATAATATAAAGTTTGTCAAAACTTTTATGCAGCCTTGTGAACTTCTGTCCAACTCATAGAACTGTTAGAATCATCGACTACAGACCAAAAGATCCCGCCTAATGTTCCTGTACCAATTGTAGCAGAAACTCCAGTTAATGTAAAGCTTACATCTATTTGAATATTTACTGATCCTGTTGATGTAGTGGCTTCCTCACTAGGAGCCAAATAAGTAGTTTCTTGCGTTACATCTCCTTCACTAGCAGTAGCACTAACCCCTGTAACAAAAATAGAGGTTAATACATCACCTACAGATGAAGTAGCTACTTGACCTGGTGGTTCTACTGTTGGAGAAATTGAAATATCTACGGCTCCCGTAGTTGCATCTAATTCAGGTTCAGAAGCTGCTACAACAGTTATTGTTGCATCAGCAGTTATTGAATAACTTCCAATAGAACTTTCTAATTTATAAGCTGCTTCTGAAACATCAATAGTTATAATTTGATCGGTAGTTACAGTAGAACCTGTTCCACTTGTCGCTGTTAACTCATCAAGGGAAACAGCATAAGATCCACCAGAAGCACCCCATTGTTGATCTCCCCAACCAATAGAAGCTCCTGTGGTAATATCTTTAGATCTATTCCATCCTGCTCTAATTTCTACAGTAGTAGTAACATCGCCCTCAAATGATTCTGCATCTGTCCCTGTAATAGGGAAAATAAAATCAGATTGTACAACGTACGTACCTATAGGTTTCCACTCTAACTCGTTACCTGGAGGCTCTGCAACAGCAATACCTGTAGCTACCGCATTACCTGCCGTAGATGTTAACTCATCAAGAGAAACTGATATAATCTGATCTGTAACAATTGTTACATCTTCAGTAGATGACGTGAGGCCTTCACCTGTAGCTGCTACAGGAGCAAATTCACTCCATGCACCTGAGCCCCAAGTCAGTCGGCCCCATCCTTGGACGGAAGCCATAATTTATCTCCTATGCGATTCTTAAAATTGCAGCAGTAGCTTCAGCAGCAGGGAATGTAATTGTAAACGTTCCAGCAGATGAAGATTTAACTCCACCAAAATCTAAAACACAAACAGCAGCATTCGTAGTTAATCCTGATACTGTAGAACTATTATAAATTACAGCAGCTTGAGCTGAAATAGTTGCACTCGTAAATGATAAATCGGGATCGAAATCACAAACAGCTGTATCGCCAGATAATACTGGTGTTACAGAAGTTAATGCTCCTCCGCCTTCAGCATAAGTGCCTGAAGCCGCGACTTCATCAGTTTGTTGAAATACTGTTGTTGATTTACTTAATGTTGCTTCTGAATCGTAAAGCGCTAATTTAAAAGTGTTCCCTGTCGTAGCCGTAAAGTTATGTAGCCCTTTCAGAATCTCCACTTTGAAACTGTTACAAACAGCTTGATTTATTGCCATAATAATCTCCTATGGGTTCTTTGACTCGAGAGGGATACGAATAACGCCGTCTCGAAATTCGTCTCTACGGTCCCGCCCCATCTCATATGTTGCGAGAGCCTGTATAGACTCGTTAAACATTTTATCATAATATTGTATCATATCTGCTGGACCTTTCAAGTATCCAAGTGCTTGTAAAATACAACCATATAAAAGCACGTTCGGGGCATTTTGACTTAACCAAGTAGACGTTTGTGTACTTGATAAACCATCAGGCTTGTACGTGTATGCGATCTCTACAGTTAATGCAGCGTTCGGGGTTGGCGCCATATAGTGTGTATCCTGATCCCACATAGCGTAATATTTAGGAGTAGCATTAGCTGTCCTATCAGGCCAATATTCATTCATAAACGAAATATCTTTTTGTAGCAAGTAAGTTCTATTCGGTTCACTTGCACTAGCATCATATATTTGTAAATATCTCGTTGCTTGCCAATCACTAGGGAGAGGCATAAAAGGATTGCCCACGGTTAACGTGGCATAATCATATTTTCTGTAATAATTTAAATCTACTGTTCTCATTATTTGATCTTCAATAGATTCTATAAAAGGTTTAATAATTGCATCAGATAAAACATTAGTGTCTGTTTCAGTGTAATTTCTTACATTATCATTTAAATCTGAATAATCGGTCATGAGGTGCTTACTGTAACATTTCCAGGGCGAGATAACAACCCTGTCATTTGTTGAGGTTGTTGTACACTAAGAGGCATCATACTTCTTTGAGTGTCTGCGTAGGCTACGCCATTTGCGTAATAATTTGTAACTGGTTCTAAAAGAGTTTGAAAAGAATTAACTGCTGTTCCATCTCCCACTCCATCATAAACATCTCCACTAGGGGATAATACTACTTCTCCTGTTGGAGTTCTTACAGTGTTATTTCCTACATAAACTCTAGCATTAGCTATTTGAGGTTTAGCGTGTTGTAATGCTGTAAAATCTCTAGGATGGTTTCGTGGATCTAATTGAGGTTGTTTTGGTTCAAATTCTGAAGTATGAACCCAAGAACCATTCCATTCTTGGACCATTTCATTATAAGGAAAAGCCATTCCTGATCTATCAGAAATTCTTAGAGCATATCTACCAGATGAGTATTTAGCCATTTTTTTTCCTATTCAAAATATAAAGTTTGTCTCGGCACCATACTATAACTAGCTTTTTCTACATCCGCCGCTGCAGCTCTACTAAATTCTTCATCATATACAGCTTTTAAAATTTGAATTCTGTCTGGTGCATATTTCATAGAAACATAATATGATAATCCTGCTACTAAACACGGTAAAAATCTAAAAGGTATCATCGCATTTTTAGTATAAGCATTTATATCTGTCATACGTAAAGATGCATAATATTTAAAAGTATAAGTGGCATCAGCTGCTGGAAAAAGATAAACTTTAGGAAGTATGGTTCTTTCAAAATAAAACTGAGCAGGTCTACCTTGAGTAGTTTTAACTGTATAATCCCAATAAGTAGATCTACCTATTTTAGTCATTGAATAATCCCCACTGCTATTTGACATAACAGCGCTATCAATATCTACAATTTGAGAACTATCATTAGCATCAGTAGTAGCATTTCCTGCAGAATCTACTGAATATAAAGCAGTACCAGAAAGAACTTTTGTTCCTGATGTAACCGTTGCTTCTCTTTGTTGAATAGTCCACAAATTTAATCCTCTGTTTGCCCATTCAGCAATCATTAAATTAATAGAGCGACGAGCGGTTTTTAATTCGTAACCAGTACGATCTTGTAAACCGCAACGTTCAAATGCTTCTTCAATTAAAGAATCTAAATCTAATATAAATCCAGCTGTAGAAGAATAACTAGGTGTCCCTGTATTAATAGACATCTAATTACTTCGCTATTCCCATACCTCTTTTTGCAATACCACCGCCACGTTTATTAATAACGCCTTTACCAGTGCCTTTACCAAACTTACCGTATGACTCATCTCTACTAGCTTTTAATTGAGCTGGTGTACGTTTTTTCTTAATTCTCATTGCAATAGATTCATCTTTTCTATCTTTATAGCCTTGTCCACCTTTCGCCATTTTTTTAACTTTTCCGCCACCACGCATTTTAGCAGTTTTCTTTTTACCCATCATGATAGACCTCCATTGATCTTTTTGTATTTATTAGCACGAGATACCACAACCTCTTGATAGTATTCGTCAGGCCACATTTCATAATAACCTTGTTTGTGCAATTTATCAGAAGCTTCCTGTAATTGCGAGAACTTTTGTACCAGCATCATGGAATATTTATAATCAGGACCAGATAAATTAGTGTCATTATTTGGCGAAACAAGGAACTTTTGTTCTTCTTCGGTTGCAGGATTAGAGGGGTGAAAACTCATAAAATAGAAGTCTTTTCTATTATACCACTCATTAAAATCTTCAGTAGCTACATGAAGTTCATCAGGAGAATAACTAAAATAAGGATCACAAAATATTAATATTTCTTTCTTAGTAAAATCTAAATTTTTAAGACAATCATTTAATTCTTTTTTATAGGTGCTATTTTTGGTTTTAACAGCTACCCACACTTTTTTATCTAGCCATGCTTTTTTAGCAAAAGGACATGCAGGCACTCCACCTAAATGAAGATTAGGAACTTCTAAAAAATGTTTAGACCAAATCCTAACATCTTCTATTATCTCTGTCCTTGTCGGTTGTATTTTTTCCATGATTTTAACTTATGTTTATTTTTAGGTTTAGATTTACTAGAATTACCTATACTCGTTCTTTTTCTAACAGGAGTAAAATACTCATTTGTTATTTTTTTAGCCATATTTTATAAATACGTTATAGCTCCCATAACCCATAAAGTTCCAAAAATTATATATGCTATAGTTACTGGTTCCATTATTTACGTTCTATTATCTTTTTTATTTTAAGAACACCTTCTGAGTCTGGCTCTAATTCTGCCACTACTTGACCACATTCATAACGAATAACATTTGTTCTGTTATCTGCCAA